GCTGAGAGAAAGGAAGGTGATCCTAAAAATGGCAACCAGAAAACCGAAGACGGAACAGGTGACATCTAAACCTGACGCACCCGTCTGCCAGCACCAGTGGATGACCATCATGGGTGATGACCCGTATCACCACAAGGTCATCTGCGTCAAGTGTGGAAAGGAAGGTGATACCGATGCCGAATGACCTGTGCATGAAACTGGACACCGCACGGTCCCTGATCTGTGCGGCAGACGCAGTCAGCAATGAAGCAAGGATGGACGTGTACAAAGCGGCACGGTCCGTCCTTAAGGACATCACGGAACAGCTGGAAACGCTGATCAAGGTGGCAGAACCTGCCGCCAATGAAGACGATGAGTAATTAAGCACCCACCACCATGGGTGCTTTTTTAATGCCGTCCAGCGGAAGGACGTTAAAGTCCCGTAATTCGTCCACCATCTGGGACGTTAAAAGAAAGGATGTAAAACTATGGCATTTACCCGTAAATTTCTGATCGACAACGGAGTACCGGAAGACAAGGTGGATGTGATCATGGCAGAGCGGAACCGCACACTGTCTGACTACGTTCCGAAGACTGACGTGCAGGGGCAGATTGACTCTGCTATTGAAGCGGCAAAGAAGGACTGGAAGGGTCCTGATGTGAAGGAATCCGCAGAATACAAGGCACTGCAGGAACAGCTGGACATGAGGGAAGCTATTGACGGCAAGGACTATGCGTCCGTCAAGCCTAAGTTCCGCAAAACGGTCTATGGCATGATCGACCGTGCCGAAGGTGCGAAACCGCTGGCAGATCAGATGAACAGCATCAAAGAACAGTACGATGAATACTTCATCCCGGCAGACCCGGACCCGGCACCCGCTGCACCGCAGTTTGGGTCCGCAGATAACGGATCCATGCCGAAAGGCAACACGAAACCGTCCATTGAGGACATCTGGTTTAAAAAATAATCCATAAAGGGGGATAACAAAATGTCTTTTACTCCTACCACGCTGAATTACACTACTGAATATTCCAAGGCAATGGCGAACGCATACCGCTACTGGTCCTACTTCTCCGACCTGTACGGATCCCCGAACAGTGCCACCTACCGCCCGGTCGAAGGTAAGACCGTTGCAGTCCAGTCCATGACCGTTTCCGGTGCAAAGGCTGTTGACCGTGACAATCTTAACGGTGTGTTCGCACGGAACTTCAACACCGCACAGCAGCTTCTCACCATGTCCATGGACCGTGAGTGGTCCACGCTGGTGGATCCGATGGATATCAAGGAAGATGCCATCGTCACTGTGGCAAACATCACTGAGACTTTCAACCAGTTTCAGAAGATCCCGGAGATGGACGCATATGCGGCATCCAAGCTGTTCGCAGCGGCGAACGCTGCCAGCAGAACGGACACCACCGCACTGACCGCTGCCAACATCCTTGCACAGTGGGATACCTACCTTGCAGCCATGACGGACGCACGGGTACCGAGAGACAGGATCCGCTGCAAGATGACCCCGGCAACTTACAAGCTGCTGAAGGAAGCAACCGGACTTACCCGGTTTGTTGAGACTGGCAGCGGCATCCAGCCTGTGGACCGCAACGTGGCGAAGCTGGACGGCATCACCATCGAGGAAGTCCCGTCCGACATCATGAAGACCGCATATGTCTTTACCGAAGGCTGGACCCCGGCATCCGGTGCAGGTCAGATCAACATGATCCTGTTTGACCCGCTGGCAATCGCAGCTCCGGTGGTCTACGACACCAGCATGATGTCCGCACCGACCGCACAGAGCAAGGGCAAGTGGCTGTACTATGAGCGGTACTACTATGACGTCTTTGTTCTGAATCAGAGAACGAACGGCATCTTTGTCCACTACACCGCAGCGTAAGTGAGGTGACCGCATGGCATATATCAAGTACAGTGATTTCACCCGGTACTACGGGGATAACACCGTGGTACTGGAAACGGACTTCCCGGTATATGCCAGCACTGCGTCCGACCTGATCAGTGCAGTTACAGGGTACCGGGTGACGGAAGATAAAATCGACTATTACCCGGACCCTGTGCAGGATGCGGTGAAAAAGGCAACTGCCGCACAGGTCCTGTATTTTGCGGAACGTGGGGATGTGGGGTCCGTGGTATCCGGGACATCCGGGGAAGGTTTTACCGTGGGTAAGGTCAGTGTCCAGTCCGGTGGTCAGCGCACGTCCGCTTGGGCATCAGCACGGGACATGATCAGTCCCATGGTATACGTCATCCTTGGTCCCACAGGACTGCTGGAAAGGGGTGTGCCGTGCTTAGACCGATTCCCAACGATCTGTTAAAGTACACTGCAGTCATCAGTGTCTGCAGTGGCATGGACAAATGGCAGAATCCTACATGGACGGACTACACCGTGGCACGGGTCCACTTACAGGCAACGAACGAAGTGAAGCGCACCCGTGACAACGCAGAAGTGGTCCTGCGGTCAGTCCTCTGGATTGACGGCAGACGGTCACATCCCCGTCTGGACTGGTACGCACTGCAGAAACAGTCCGAGGATAACGGAAGGGAACTGCGGGTGGTCATGCAGGACATCCGTGGGAACGGTCTGGGGACGTTTACCGTCAAGACCGTGGATGCACTGCCTGACTACCCGTCAGACCGTGTTCATCACTGGGAACTGGGGATGGTGTGATATGGCAGGTGGATGGACAGTAAAAACCAACAAGGCACAGTGGCGTATGGCGGTTCACAACGGGAGTACCAAGGCCGCAAAAATTTTAGCAGAACAAATCCACAACGACAGTCTTGAGTACGTCCCCAAGGAAGAAAACACCCTGCGTGATTCGTTCCACATGGAAGAAACCGCAGAAGGTGTGGACCTTGTGTGGAACACGCCATATGCACTGTACCAGTGGTACGGGTGCTTCCCGGACGGGTCGCATGTCATCGTCAACCACACCACACCCGGCACATCCACCATGTGGGTGGACAAGGCGAAGCAGAAACGCAGTGAAGTCTGGAAAAAGGTTGCAGAAAACGCACTGCGGGAAGGGATGGGAAAATGAATGATATCCTTGATGCCGTGGCCGAACTGGTCCCGGAATACAACATCATCTATGGCACCAACCCACCTGCAAACGGTTTCTGTATGCTTCCCGCAGGTGGGTACCAGCCTGACGCACATCTGGACAAGGGGCAGGTGGTCCGCATGGACTGTCTGCTGAATGGCAAGGGTGCTGACGCAGGTGCGGTAAATGACGCACTGTGGGATATCCACCAGATCCTGACGAAACTGACTGCACTGGAATACCCGGAGTCCAACAACTGGCAGATAATGGATATTTCCACCATTGCATACCCGTCACTGATCGGACGGGAAGAAGGTACCATGCAGTGGATTTATGGCAGCTCTATAGAAATCAAGTTTTACTGGAAGGGAGATGACGCATAATGGCGAATAACCTTGGGACCATCCCCAATGTTGAGGTGGTCAACAGTATTAAAGTGGAGATCGACACCACGCCTACTGCACAGGCACCCACATGGGCACAGCTGTGTGCAGGTTTCAACAACATCACTGAAGCACTGAACGAAGTGGTGAACCAGTATTTCTTCCTGTGCGGCAGGGGTTTTGCGGCAAACTATACCACTGGTATGGCACCCGCATACACCCTGACTGGTGTCCGTGTTTTTGGTGACACCGCACAGGATTACATCTTTGCGTATGATCGTAAGTTCGGTATCATGAACGCACGGAACACCCACGTCAGACTGACCCGGACGCATCCGGCAGATGACACCACTGAGGTCATCAGCTTCAACGCAATGCTGGCGAACATCACCGATCTGGGCGGCGGCACCACGGACGGATCCGCAGTATCCGTGGAACTGCGTATGCAGGGTGCCCCGCAGTCTGGTGACGCTTGGGCATAAACGGTCAACTGTGGGTCAACTAAACCCACTGATGACGGTCAACTAACGGGGACACTTAATGTGTCCCCACTTTTTATGTGACGAAAGGATGGGAACAGGAATGGCATATCAGGTAAAGAAAACAGAACAGCGCATCCGTGAGACTCTGCAGATCGTGGACGGTGACACCATCGTGAACATCCCGGTGGACATCTATGTGGATGATGTCATCAAGGATTATGTCCGGGTGACCGACCAGCTGAAGAACATCGGCACGGACCCGGAGAAACTGGGCACCGCAGTTGTTGAGATGATGCAGTTGGTGTTCGGTGTGGACGGGGCACAGAAACTGCTGGACCTGTACCAGAACAGGTACATGGACATGATCGGTGACATCTATCCGTTTGTGAAGGATGTGGTGGAACCGCAGCTGGTCAAGGCAATGAAGGACAAGACCGCACGGTACACCAGTCTGCTGAACAGATGACCCTGTATGACAAACTGCCTGACAGGGTGACGTACAAGGGGAAGGAATACCTGCTGGACCTGTCCTTCCGTAAGGTCCTTGCGGTTGCGGACCTGATGGAAGAACCGTTGCCAGATGAAGTCAAACTGCGGGTATCACTGGACTTACTGGTGACCAGTAGACACCAGGTGGACGCAGGTTTGCTGTCTGCGGTGATGGATGTCATCACACTGGACCGTCCGAAACGGAAACAAAAACAGAAGGTCATAGACCTGCAGAAAGACTGGCAGTACATCTATGCGGGTTTCCAACAGGCATACGGCATCAACCTGTTCAAGGATGACCTGCACTATCTGGAATTTGTTGCACTGCTGAATAGCTTACCGGGGAACACCCGGATGTCACAGATCATCGACATCAGGACAAAACCGATACCGAAAGCGAATAAGTATAATCAGGCAGAAATTGCCAGATTAACCGAATTGAAAGCGGAATTTGCACTGTCAGATCCGGGAGACTTCCAGCGGGGTCTTAACCGTCTGTTTGATGCGCTGAAATCACAGATAGAAAGGGGGTGATGGTATGGCAGATGCGGGTGAAGTCAGGTACCGTGCCAGTGTGGATGACTCGCAGGTAGACGGTGATATGAATAAGGTCGGCAGTAAGATTACTGCCAAAGCTATTGCCATCGGCACACTGACTGCTGATGCACTTAAGGCAGTTGGTGGTGCTTTTGTCAATTTCGCAAAACAGGCAATCGCAGAAGGGTCTGACCTTGAACAGTCTATCGGTGGCATAGAAACGCTGTTCGGTGCCGGGGGAAAGTCCGCAGAGGAATACGCAAAATCTGTCGGTAAGTCCGTGGAAGAATCCAAAGCGGACTATGAACAGCTGATGAAAGCGCAGTCCATTGCGCTGGAAAACGCTGACAAGGCATACAAGACCGCAGGACTGTCTGCAAACGATTATATGCAGACCATCAGCGGTTTTGCCGCATCCCTTAAACAGTCTGTCAAAGACGAAACTGAAGCTGCCACCGTAGCTGACATGGCAGTGCGGGACATGGCAGATAATGCCAACAAGATGGGCACTGATATGAGTTCCATCCAGACGGCATATGCTGGTTTTGCGAAGCAGAACTACACCATGTTGGACAACCTCAAACTGGGGTACGGCGGCACGAAGCAGGAGATGGAACGTCTTCTGGAAGACGCTGAGAAACTGACCGGGGTCCACTACGATATCAACAACCTGTCTGATGTCTACAATGCCATCCATGTGATACAGGACGAACTGGGCATCACCGGGACCACGGCAAAAGAAGCATCGGAAACGGTATCCGGGTCCTTTGCCACCATGGAATCTGCGTTCCACAACCTGCTGGGTGCTATGGCAACCAACGGTGATGTGGAAACCGCAATGCAGAATCTGGTGGACAGTGTCGGTGTCTACCTTGGTAACCTCATTCCCATGGCGAAAAACGTCATGGACAATGTGTTTAAGTCCGTTGGTGGTCTGATCCAGCAGCACGGACCTGACATGATTACCAAGGGTGTCGAGATAATCACCAACATGGTCAGCGGTATGGCAAACAGCGCACCGCAGGTCATCACTACCATCACACAGCTGTTGGTATCACTGTTAGGTGCAATCACGCAGAACCTGCCACAGCTGGTGCAGTCCGGTATCCAGTTGGTGGGCAGTCTGGCACAGGGTCTGGTGCAGAACATCCCCACCATTCTGTCCGCACTGGGACAGCTGATAATGTCACTGCTGTCAGAGATCATAAAGCACCTGCCCGAGATTCTGGAAAAAGGATCCGAAATCGTGGGCAAGCTGGCAGAAGGTGTGCTGAACGCAGTGCCCAAGATACTGGAAGCTATCGGACAGTTGCTGACCAAGGCAAAGGACGCATTCCTGCAGACGGACTGGAAGTCCATCGGCACCAACATCATCACAGGTGTGGTGGAAGGTCTGAAGAATGCCGGGTCCAAGCTGTTTACCGCCATGAAGGACATGGCAGGGAACGCACTCCGGGCGGCAAAAGAGAAATTAAAAATCAACAGTCCGTCCAAGGTGGCAGAGGACGAACTGGGTGAAATGATCCCTGCCGGGGCAGCTGCGGGTGTGCGTAAGGGCACCCACCTGCTGACAGACGCAGTGGATGACATGACCAGTGGTCTGTTTGACGGGGCACCGGACATTACTGCAGACATCGGTCAGGACTTCAGCTATCACGGGTCCACATCCATTGAAGTCCCGGTAAACCTTGACGGACGTGAAGTGGCACGGGGCATCGCAGTATACACGGACCAGCAGCTGGCGTGGGAAAGCAGGTGACCTATGGAAAAATGCAAATTTGAATCCGCATGGGTGAATGGTGTGGATATCCGGGACATCGGTGACACCCTGCTGGAATCCTACACTGTGGGCGGCACGGAAATCACCAATGAAGTCTATCAGGGCAGGAACAGGACCCACTATAACCTGCTGGCAAGGCAGTTCGGACGGAAGACGGTCACCATGACCGTCTTTTTCCATGCTATGGACCGTCATATGCTGACGCTGAAGCAGTCCAAGCTGACCGGGATGCTGGCGGGACTGGTGGACCTTGCATTGCCTGACAGATTCCACTACCGGGCAACGCTGGACGAAGTGGGTGACCTGCAGATACTGGGTGCGGACAAAAAAGGCTGCATCGCAGAATGCACCTACACCCTGTCCGGGATCCAGCATGACGAACTGAAAACGCTGACAGGAAACACGGTCCGGGCAGAAGGTACCATGTGGCAGATGGACTGCATCCTGTCCTGCACTGCGTCACGGGACTACAGTTCCATCAGGCTGGGTACGGTGGTGTTCAGAGACGTGTCTGAAGGTGACGTACTGACTGCAGACGGCATCAACGGACGGATGCTGAAAAACGGCACACCCACCACTGGTGTGACGTTTACACACCTGCCGTATCTGGTGCCGGGGTCCCAGACCATCACCTGCCCGGAAACGCTGACGGTCAAATACTACCCGTCATACATCTGAGGTGGACCATGCTGAAGATTTTAATCAACGGAGCGGAACAGATCATCCCGTGTGATGACTACTATGTACGTCAGCTGTCCAGCGGACTGGATGAAGTCATCTTCCGCATCAGTATTTATGATCCGATGTATCCGTACATCACGGAAGAAACACCCGTCACGGATATAGACGGTCAGACCTACTTGGTGAAACAGATTGATGCCGGGAAGACAGATGCAAAGGTCATCGCACAACTGGACCTTAATGACTGGAAGTCCATCATGCACATCCGCTGGGGGAACGGTGTAAAGACGGTCAGTCAGACCGTGGAGATGGTCAAACCTGCCGGGTGGCGTGTGGTGGATAATTCAGGTATCATCGGCAGACTGAGCATCAACGGGAACCTTACATCATATGAAGTCTGCGTGGAATGTTGTGACGCTTTCGGTGTCTACATCCGCTGGAACAACGGGACCAAGGTAGTCACCATCACGGACAAAGCACTGGCGGCACCTGTCGGTGCTTTTGTGACCAGAGAATTGAACATGACTGAACTGAATTTCAAGGGGAAGTCAAACAACATCATTACCCGTCTGTATGCCTACGGTGTGGATGATATGGACTTTGCCAGCATCAACAACGGCAAGGACTATGTGGAAAACCACACCTACACCAGTGCGGTCATCTGCGGATACTGGAAGGACGAACGCTATAAATATCCGGAAACACTGTTGGAAGCGGCAAAAAAGAAACTGGCAGAAATGGCAGTCCCGCAGCGGTCCTACAGTTGTTCCGTGGTGGACCTTAAGGCATCGGATCCTGACAAGTACGGTTTCCTTGATTTTTCCATGTTCACTACCGCCACTCTGATAGATGACATCAAAGATTTCCGCATGAACTATCAGGTGGTGGAACGGCACGTTTATCCGTACTACCCGGAGAAAAACGAAGTCATCTTTGATTCAGCACCGCAGAGGATCACGAAGGAACTGAACAACGCCAAAGAGATACTGTCCCAGAAGACCGACCGGGAACAGGTCATGACGGAACTGGATCGTGCCACCGGGGTACTGCAGACAGGCAAGTCCGGGTATGTGGTCATCGGCAGGAACAGTGATGGATATGCCAACGAAATCTACTTCCTTGACAAACCGTCACTGGAAGACGCAGTCAAGGTCCTGCGGGTGAATCAGGCAGGTATTGGTTTCAGTTCATCTGGTGTGGCTGGTCCCTACTACCAGTCATGGACGCTGGACGGATATCTGTCCTTGGGTGGCGTGAATAATGCCTATGGCACACTGCAGATTCTGGATCCGTCCGGGAAGCTGATATGCAGTGTCAGTAAGGACGGATACAGTATCTATGACTCTGACGGCACCACGGTCATCGGTCAGTGGTCACACGCAGGTATCAGTCTGCGGAAGGGCACCATTGACTTCCAGTGGGGTGCCAATGCGGTCGGTTTTTACGCTGACGGCACCAAGGTCCAGATAGGTGACTGGGTGGTGGATAATCAGTCCTATGGACGTGCCATCCTGCAGTCCACGGATGAAGTCACCGGGATGTCCGCAGAAACGGGTGAAGAAGGTCAGCTGTATCTGTGGGCGGGATACCATGACGAAGGTGATTATGTTTTTGTCGTTAACGGTACTGATGCCTATGTCATGTATAACGGTCAGGCGTATCCCATCGGTGCCAGCATTGCAAATCTGAATCAGGCAGTATCTGCATACCTTAAGGACATCGAAAGTGGGTCCGATGATGACGGGGACGAAGAAGGTGACGGTCCCAACGGCACGGGTGAAACCACTGGTGGTGGATATCTGAAAGATGACCTGATAATTGATGATGTTACGGACCCGCAGGGGGGACAGTAAATGGCACAGACAAATCATGGAAGCATTGAATTTCTGAAGTTCCCGGACCCGCAGCATCCCGGAGATAATGCCCGGTTGATAAAGAAGTGGCTGCGGGATAGCTGGGCACGGAGAAAAATTGTGGACCTGATCGACAAGGTCACGTCCAAGGTCTACACACCCACTGGTGGGTGGACTTGGGGTGGACACTTTGATGCGACCGCATCAACGTGTTACTGCAGACGGATGCATAACGTCATCCAGATTACCTTTGCCGCTAAAGTCAGCACTGCGATCAGTGCGGCAATGGACCGTAACATCGTCACCAACCTTCCTGCCGCTATGACACGGGTGTACGGTCATGCGTACATGGTGACCTACAGTGGCGCCACACCTGCGACTATCACACCCGTCATGACTGCCATCCGACCGGAAGAAACAGCTGCAAACAGCAACAAAATCATAAAGGTCGATGCGGCAACAAATCCTACCGCCATTCCAGTTGGTGGTACGATTTACGGAACTATCGTTTATATTTCCAATGATTTCTAAGGGGGAATGAGAATGGCAATCCTTGCACAGAGGACCGTTGACCTGACTGTAGCACCGGGTGATGTCCTGCCCGTGGTCAACGTGTCACAGTATGACAGTGCGTACCAGTTGAACTGCCGCCTGTGGAACACGGATGACACACCCTACCTGATCCCGGAAAATGCCAATGCCCGTCTGGACATGACCAAGGAAGACGGGAACGGTGTGTCAGTGGCAATGACCATCAGTAACGCAAACCGGGCAATCTGCTATTTGTGGATGGTCCTGCAGATGACCACCTGCGTGGGTGATAACACCTGTGAGATCGTACTGGTCCACCGGGATGACGGACGCAGACTGGGGACAATCAACTTTATCATGCGGGTGGAACGTGCAGCGCTGCGGAATAACGCAGTGGTGTCTGAGTCCCAGATCAATTACGTCCAGCAGAAGATTGACCAGTGGGCATCCATCGCAGCCTACGGTGATGCACTGGACGCTGCACAGGCACAGGTGACGCAGATGGGGAACAACATCAGCAACCTGCATAATGACCTGACAGATCTGGATAACGAAAAGGCACAGAAAGATCATGCGTCATCGTCCGGGGAATACGGTCTGGCAACACCCGAACTGTATGGTCACGTCAAGATCTGGGATTCCATGACAGACCTGCCGACCGGGGATGATGAACCGTGTGCGGCACAGGCTGGGAACCTTGTTACCCTTAATAACAAGTTTATCCCTGCCATCTATACGCCCCGGAACGGGTGGACGTGGGGTGAGTCCTTCAATGCTGTGTCTTCCAGCTGCTACTGCAGACGGATGCATGATGTCATCCAGATCACTTTTGCGGCGGCAGTTAAGTCTGACATCAGCATCCCGGCAGCGGTCAGTAAGAACATCATTGAAAACCTGCCTGTAGCCATGACCAGAGTATATGTACAGGCTGCGGTGGTCACCTTCAGTGGTGGCACCACACCTGCGACTATCACACCCGTCATGTGTGCGATTAGACCGGAAGAATCTGCAGCCGATTCCAACCAGATCCTTAAGAT